AAAAGGAGAATATTCAGGACTATCTATGGGCGGTGCAAGTAAAGAAAGAGAGCCAATTCAAAAAGATGGCAAAATGGCATTGGAATTAAGAAAATTAGAGTTATATGAAATTGCATTATGTGACACACCAGCAAACCCATTTGCAGTAGTAGAATCTGTAAACAAGTTTGCTAAAGCAAATGGAATAGAAAGAATGGTAAAAGATTTCAACGGTAGAGAACAGATAAGATGTACTAGTTTAGGTTGTAAATTTGAGAAATTTGACGTAGAACAATTCATTGATAAGTCAAATGGAGAAGATATTAATGTTGATGTAGATGTTGATAATACTCAAACCAATTCAGATATTAAATCTGAAAAAGAAAATGGAATGGAACAATTTGACAAACCAGAAGAAGTGGGAAAATTAAACAACCAAAGTTTAGTTAATAGAGCTGCTGAAACAAGAGCAGATAACGTAGGGGAAGCTACAGGAAGTCCAAAAGAAACAACTGATTTAATTAACAGTATTCCAAAAATACCTGCTCATGTTAAAAAAGATCACATACCAAGTACACCAAAAGATGATGATTATTTGGAAGAAGCACAAAACAAACAGGATAAAATCAACGGTAAAGAAATTACAAAAGATCAACCAATAGGCGATATAAATGCCAAAGGAGAGTTCCCTATGAAGCCAAGACAAAAACCAAATACAATGACAGATTCTAACGGTAACGTAAACAAATTTAGTCAACCAAGTGCATTAGCAGGAGCTAAAAAACAGTCAAAAGTAGAAGGTAATATGGTACATGAAGTAAGTGAAAGACGAGTAAAAGATGTTACTAAAAATGATCCATGTTGGGAAGGATATGAACAAGCAGGAATGAAAGAAAAAGATGGTAAACAAGTTCCAAACTGTATTACTAAAGCAGATAACCCTGTTAATTTGATACTCAAATTTGGGATTACAGTTGTAAAAGAGGCATTAGAAGAAGCAGAAACCATACAATATCTAAAAACATTACATAAAAAGTATCAACAATAGGTTTACAATTCTTTCTAGTTTTAACAATTATATTTATATACTATAAAAAATTTGTTATATTACAACATGACTACAGAAGAACAAACCACAGAAACACAAGTTTCTGAAGTTCAAAAATCAGATGATGTTGACACTTCAGTCACATCTATTCTTGCACAATTAGTCAAAGCACAAGAATCTAGAATCGATTCTTTCGAGAAAAGATTTGATGGTCTTGAAACCTTGATTAAAGAGCAGAATAAAAACCCTGTTGATCAAGGTGTAGAGGATGATACTCAAGCTCCGGCTGTATCAAGTCCTAACGATGTCGGTGATCCTGACAAATTAGGAAATACCTATGCACCATCTCCAAAAGATCAAGCTTCTATTGTTCCACCTCAAAAAGGTGAGTCACCAAAAACCGATGCTCCTAGTCTAACTATGGGTAAGGCAGATGATGAAGACAAAAAAGAAGAAGATAAAGAGGAAGTTGAGAAAACAGAAGATCATGATGAAGACAAAAAAGAAGATGTTAAAAAATCTGAAAGTTCTGAATACGAAATTGTAAAAACGGTTAGACCACTTTTGAAATCAAGAGGGGAAGAAGAAACAGCCACACCAACAGGATACCAAATCCTTAAAGCTATCTCTAGCGGTTGGAATGGTCAAACTTCAAGTGCAGAAGATGCACTCGTTATAGCATATAACAAACTAGAATCAGGAGAGTTCGGTAACGGACTTCCGGGTGGATACTAAAATGTCTACTTATCTAGGACTACGTTCTATTGATGAACTAGTAAATTATACCTATAACAGAACTCCTGACGAGATTTTAAAAGCAGGTTTCAGTACAACAGATCCCGGAACAGGTGGCAACTATAACCCACTATTCGGTGCTATGGCATGGGCAAACTTCAATATGGAAGCAAACATATTTGCAGCTCTACCAAAGTACGTTTGGGATTTCTCTGGATGGCGTATCTTCCAATCCAAAGCTCCAAATCTCGCAACTGTCGCAGGTGCAAGAGATGGACTCGGTGGAACTATAGAAGGTGGAGCTATCGCTGGTGCAGTAAAGCCAGTAGTCCAAGAGATTACCTGTAAACCAAAAACCTTACAATATGTATTCGAAGCCTCTGAGTTATTGGAACAATTAGTAGACAATTCTAGAGATGATAACTACGGTAGCCTCGCACAACAAAGAGTTTACGCAAGTGATCAATTCAAAGAAAGAGTCAATCAAATGCTTACTGCAATTCCTACTGACGTAGTTGCAACCAACGCACTTGAAAGACTAAACCTTGAATCTTTAGATGTCATTGTTGCTTCACACGCTGAACAACAATTCGAAGCACACGCAAATCTTACCGACCTTTATAACCCTTGGAAGGGTGCTAACGGTGCAGGTGTAGATAGAAATGCAGGTGCAGGTACTTGGGATTCCACGGTAAAATCACCTTCAGGTACTCTAGGTACAGCAGATGTCTTGACAGATGCAGTATTAAGAGATACACTTGCAGATATTAGAATTGCCGCTGGAAAAGAGCCAACTGTAATGATTGGTGGACAGGACACATACTCCGAAGTTCAATCAATCTACATGAACGCTTACCGTATCCAAAACACAGCCGACTTGAGAACAGAATTTAGTGTTGGTGTCAACGGTGTTGATACCTTTACTGGAACAGGTGCAGGATTACATATATCCACAATATATGGACTTCCATTCATTCCTTCAAAGGATACCACCCAATCAGCAGAGGGATCAGTAGATGACTTGTTCATCTTAAACACTAGTGCAGATAAAAATGCTCCAAACAAACCATTGTTAGGTATGCAAGTACTCAAACCAATAGTTTATTACGAAGCAGGAAAACGACAACAAGGTTATCCATTCATTAACGAAGCTTTCACAGATAGAGCTTTGTATAATATGCTTGGTGAAACAACTTGTAGAAACTTCAAAGCACAAGCCAAGATTAGAGATATTGCTTCAGGAATCTAGATAAAACACAAACCTTTTTTTATTTTTTTATTTAATTTCAAAAAATTTTCTATATGGAATAAGAATTATATATCTATATATAATAATATTTATATGTTAGTAATATGAAAAGTGATTAATATGGCAGTAACTATTACAACAAACGCTAAATATCAGCATTTAAATGCAGATAGATCCCATACCATTAAACCGGGCGGGGTAGGCGTAGAAAAAGAGATGGTTTGTGATATTGCAATTACTGGAACAGGACAATTTGCAAGTGGTTTAGTTACTTGTGATTTTACACAAGTAGGCTTTAAACAAGTCTATTCATGTATTATTGAACAAACTAATGACTTTGCATTGAATACTTATCAGTTCGTAGAAGCAGCTAATTCAGCTGCCGCTACAGCAAAAATCAACGGTAGAGTAAGAACTACAAGTGCAAATGTAGCTGCAAACAATACCTGTACTATGACCGTCATTATTCGTGGTGTGTAAGGGAAACCTTATATAACACTCTTTTTTATATTCTATATAATGGCACGAAATGCTCGTAAATTAGTAACTGCTGATGGAATAGTAGTTAATAGATCAGGTAAATTAAAATCTATAATCCCTGCAACAGCAGGAACAGGTAGTGTTATATTTTATAATGGTGCAAATAATGCCGCACCAGAAATATATAGACTTGTAGCAGGAACAGGAGTTCATATCAATTTAGAATTAAACTTTACAAAACTTTTTGCTGATGTCACAGGCTCTGTAAGCCTTAATGTACTTTACGAATAATTTAAATATCATTAACTCAAGGCTTATATATGGTTAGGACACCTACTTACTGTACTGCTACTAATATATCTGACTGGCTTAGAATACCTATTAACCCTAATACTGATCCAAATACTTCAATGATTAATGAAAATATAATGGACAACGAAGACAGAATTGACAGATTGACAGGTCATACATGGCTTGAAAATAAACAAGTAACAGAAGAATTTAGTGTAAACAAGTTATATGATTGGGGTAGAGGTATGCCTTTGTTCCCAAGAAAAAGAAATCTTAGGTCATTTGATTCCACAAAAGGAGATAAGTTTGAGATTTGGGATGGCGGTCAATGGGCAGATGAAACACCAACAAGTAACGGTGTAAATGAAGATCAAATTATATATTTTCAAGAAATTAAGGGTATTATTTATTTAAGAGGTTATCTATTCACAATACTTAGAACCAATAGATTCAGAGTAACTTACAGATACGGGGGAGATAATGAGGGCATTAAAGACGTTGCAGAACCAATACCAAGAGATATTCAAAAAGCCTGTAAACTAATGACCTGTCTTGATATATTGTCAACTGATTTCCAAATGTCACAAATTGCTTACGGTGGGGAAGGTAACATTGATAAAAACAAAGTAATGGATAGATGGCAAAAAGAAATTGATCAAATAATATGGAGTAGAAGCGAAATAACTTCTACATGGTGATATGGCTATACCACTTGCTATAGCAGCTTTTGTAGGTAGGGGTGCTTTAATGGCAGTAAGACTTGCTTCAATGGCAGCTAGAACTGCATCTCAAGCAGCTAAACAAGGAGCTAAAGCAGGTAAAAAAGCAAATCAAAAAGCTAAACAAGCAGGTAGGGCATATCAACAAGCAGGAAATCAACAACAAGAATATAGAGATGAAACTAATTTTAAAGAACAAACTATTTTTCAAACAAAAAAAGATAAAGAAGAAGCACATCAATCTAATTTAAAAGAGATTAACAGAATGACAGATGATATACAAAAAGAACTAATACAAAAAATACAAAAACAGATTGGAATGGATGATATAACGTTTACAGGTAATCTTAGAAAAAATATAAAAGGTGGATTTTGGGGTTCTTTTAAAACTGTTGAAGCAGATACTCCTTATGCCTATTTTGTAGAATTTGGTCTTCCACCGGGAAAATGGGTTAATTTTGATGCACTTCGATTATGGGTAGAAGGAAAATTAGGAATAAGTGAAGAAGAAGAATTAAACTCTGTAACATGGAAAATATTAAGAAAAATTAATAATAAAGGTATTAAGCCAAAAAGATTTATGAAAAAAGGTATAAAAGCCCTTATTGCTAAACGAGGTGTTATATCAACAAGAGGTAAATCAAGTGGAAGAAAGCAAAAAAGTGCTATTGGAAAGTTCTTTAGTAAGGTGTCTAAATTGAGTAAAACAATAAATAAATATGTAAAGAAAGCAGATAAGTTCATGGGAAAGGTAGGTAATATTAAATGACAGATGGATTTATAGGCTTAAATTTTGCTAATGATATAATTACATTACTTAATGGTAAGTGGAAGGCTAGTGGTGGAGCAAAACCACTATTTCAAACACAATGGAATATGAAAAATGTGGGGTTAGGCAGTAGAAATTATAATCAAGTAATTATAAGCATAGATGCTGAAAACCCACAGATATATAGTATGATGCAAGGTGATGCAACAGATGCTACCAAATTTACTTATGATTGGCTTCACGATGTTTCCATATCCATAGACGTTAGAACTAGTGAATCAGAATTAAGGGTAATGCAATTAGTTAATGAAATAATGAGAATATTAAAAACTAACGTTGTTCCTACCATAAATAATCGTACATATATACAAATGTTACCAGAAGGCATAACTTCATTGAATGAAGAATACAGAAACTTATATCGTTACCTGATAAGCGTGAGTGCTATAAAATTGAATCCATAATTCTTAAATACTATCTAATAAGTGTTTATACATGGTTAGTAGTGCTAGTAGTGCATACGTTATTAGATCTTTTGAAAACACCTTTAAATCAGGTGGAACGGTAGAACATTCTTTTGGGTTTGACTCCAAAATATCAGGACTTGAATGGTCTAATAATCAAGTTTCACTTCCTCAATTATATACGCCTGAAGTAGAAGCATTTCTTTACGGAAAAAATGCTGGTGCTTGTACTATTGAATATACTTTAGGAAATGCTTACTTTTTAACCGGCTTATTTAACAACCCTGTAACACAAGATAATACAACTAATAATACACAAGTAAAAAGAATTTGGAAAAGTGATCCAACACTTAATGCAAATATAAGAACAGCAAAATCACAACATTTAGAATTTGGAGCTGCTTTAACGGGGGAAAATGTTGTAAGAAATGCTAAAGGATGTATAGTTGAAAGTGTTAATTTAAAAACATCTATTGATAATCCAGTTTCCGTTACAGAAAGTTTTGTATGGGGAAAAGAAGATGCAATTAGTACAAGTTTAGATTCAACAGTACCAAACAATGCTTCTTTTACTGCTATGAATTTTGTTCATTCAACTGTAGAAATGCCTAATGGATCAACTTTATCTAAAGTACAAGATTTAGACTTGACAATAAATAGAAATCAAAAATTATTATATTCACTCGGAAGTCCAGATGCATCAGCTGCATATCCTCAGTTATTAGAAATGACAGGTAAAGTTACTATGGCATTTGAGAACGCTGATATTTTAGACATTGTAGTTGCTAGAGGAGAAATAGCAAGTTTTGAAGTTACAATTACAAACGGTTTAACTAATGCCGCTGAAAGAAGTTTGACATTATTGTTTTCAGGTATTGGTCTTTCAAAACATGGAACACCTACAGTTGCTCCCGGTGATTTGATAACTCAAGAATTTGACTTTACCTGTAGAAGTATAGTTGCAACAGCAGTTGATGCTACTGCAATATTTAACTGGACATAGATAGACTTATATAATTATCAAATTAATATCAATTATATGAAATTACATAAAGTAACTTTACCAATAGATGATAAAAATATTGAAATTCAATTTGCAGATGATATTCCGTGGGGAGAATTTCAAACAATAGTTAAAGAATCTAGTAAAGACGGTTCATTAGATTTTAATCAGTTTGCAGATAGATTATTACGAATTGCAGTTAAAAGTGAATCATTTGATTTCCTAAATCAAACAGAGGTAAAGAAGGTCGGAGCAAAGGAGATGACCGCCATTATTGGCAAAATGCTAGAGATACTCCCTTTAGGGATTTATATGAACAATCTAGGGATGGGAAGTGGGGGAAGCTTGGACAAGATTCTAGACCAGAAGCAATAGTAAATTACGTTTACGCTGTTTGTGCATTATTATTTAAATGGGATAAAGAGCAGGTTGACAGGCAACCTACACAATATTTGATTAATACAATTTCTATAAATATAGAGTTAATAAGTAATATGTTCGATAATTTAGGCGTTAAACAAACATGGTTAAATGATACTCCACTAAAAAGTTAGTTATATTTAAATAGATAGGTTAATTTTATATATCATGGGTGAGCAATATACTCTAAAAGTTGTAATAGATGACTCAAAAATAAGAGAATTAGAATCACGATTAAATAAACTAGGTGGTGGATTATCTGGTGGTAGTTCCGGTGGTTCAGCAGGTGGGGGAATTACTGGAATGTTAGGTAAATTAGGTGGTGCAGGTGGTGCAGGTGGTGCAGGTGGTGCATCTGGTATGATGAAAAATATGGCTAAATTAGGCGGTATAGCTATCGGTATAATTGGTATTCAAAAAATGATGAAACAAATAACAGGTTTAATGATACAATCATCCCCAATGTTACAAGCTATGATGAAATTATTTAATACAACTGTAATGATGATACTTAGACCTTTTGGAGATTTTATAGGATTTTTCCTAAGACCAATAATGATATATTTATTAAGAAATATAGCTTTACCAATGTATCAATTATTAGCTCCACCTTTAAGACAATGGGGATCTACTATAGGAAATGTGTTAGTAGATTTTTTAAAAGATCCTATTGGTTCACTTACACAATGGTTCATAAGTTGGAATTGGTTTGATGGAATAGGTCTTAATAAAATTTTAGGCGGTTTAACTCTTATTGAAGATGTTCTTAAATTATTTAATATTGATCTTAGCGGTGTAAGTTTAGCATTATCAGAAACATTTACAACTGCGTTAGATACTATAACTACCACATTGACAACAGCATGGGATGGAGTAACAGGTTTCTTTACAGGTGCAAAAACTTTCATAGATGCAACATTACAACCTGCATGGGATGGATTAACAGCTTTCTTTACTTCAATTACTGATGCTTTTAGTAACTTTGTAGAATGGTTAAAAAATATACCAATTTTAGGTAATTGGTTATTTGGTGGTGGCGATGATAGTGGAAGTACAACTGAACCGGATAGTGGCGTAGGTAATACTAATAGAGGTAATGATAGAGGATTTAGTAATTCTAGTTCATCACAAACAATAGTGCTTATAGAAGGTGGTTTACAACTTCCGGGAAGTGTTAATGATATATCACCAGAAGTATTAGATACAATAGAAAGAGTAGGTAGAAATACGAGGTATGGATAATGGCAGGATATAGAATAGAAGTTAGAAAATTGAATACTGCTGGAACGGTTATTATAACTTATCAAATACCTGTATTTGATAATTTTAATTTTAGTATAAATTCCCCTGTAACACCAACACCTTTACCAGAAGAAGATTCTGAAGAACAAATATTGGTAAAAATAGAAGGTAACTCTACTACTGTAAACTTAACATGGAAACTGATAAATTATACAACTGATCAACTAACAGGTTCAGGAATTAGCGGTAATACAAGAACAATTTGGGAACAAATGTTAGCATTAAAAAATACATTTAGACCTGTAAGCATAGATGATGCTTTCACACTTGCAATAGTAGATACAAGTACAAGTGCAGATGTTATTTCATGGAGTGGAACTATAAACTCAATAGTATGTTCACTTACTTCAACTACCCCCGTATCTGCTACTGGAACAATCAAGTTTATTGAAGGTAGTGTAGTTTCATTATATAATACTGATGGTTCAAAGAAACCTACAAACTTTTCAGGTGTAACAGGCAGTAGTTCAGGTCAAATTGATTTATCATGGACACTCCCAACAGATACAGGAACAGGAGCTCCGTCAATATCAGGATATAGAATACAATATAGATCCAGTCTTCTTGCTGATTGGACAACAGTTGAATATACAGGAAGTGCAACAAGTAAAACTGTAAGTGGTTTAACTGCTTCTACTTCATATTATTTACGAATTGCTATGATTACTGGAACTAATACTATTGGTGATTATTCTAGAGTAACATTCCCAGCAGTAAGTTCAGGTGCATAATCATGCCTATAGCAAAAGCAGTAGTTGAGAAAATTGCTACTAATGGTAGTGTATCTGCAAGAAGGGATCAGAAAATAACTGCTTCAACCGTTTCAAGATTTGGAACAAGAACTGTAGATCAAGGATTTTTTAGTTTTCCTATGGGAACTGATATTGAATTAAATTCTAATCTGAAATATATACAGGATATTGTAGACGTTACTGATTTATCAGCAATATATAATTTTCAATTAACTGTAAATGATGAAAGTGGGTATGATATGAATCCAAGTGCAGATTTACCAATTAGTAGGTTTGTTAATCCAAACGATTCATTAAATAATAAAAAATTTCAAGCTCAATATTGTTTAAAATTTACAAAGTCAAGTTCAACTGATTTTTATGAAATACCAGATAATGCAAGGCTAGACATGACAAAGCAATTTGACTTATATATATACTGTGATTGGGATAATAGTTTGGGAAGTTATACAACAACTAATGAAAAGGCTATAATATTTAGCAAGTATGATACAACTCATGGTGGAATAGAAGTAGGGCTTATCAATAAATCAAGTGATCCACAAAAAAGACTATTTGTTAGAACTTTAGGATCTACAGGCTCACCTGTTGAACGTGAAGGAACTTCTCAAGGATTTATTAATAGCACACCTGTATTAATTAGAATTAAACGTAATGAAAATAATGTGGTTTCATGTTATTTAAACGGTGTTTTAGAAGTTCAATTTACTGATACAACTGCATACGGTCAAACTGAAAATATAAGAATTGGATCTCATAAACATCCTAGTTCTGTAACTGAACAATGGGCAGGTAAAATATATCAAATGAGATTATATACGGGTACATATCTTTCAGATGAAGAATCAGAAATTATACAGTTAAGTTCACCACAACCAATGACAATGAAACTTGCGGGTAAAGTTTGGAAAATTAATGACAATACAAACCCAAAGAAAGTCCATGTAAGAGGTGATGGAAGAATGTTGCTTGATACATTTTTAAATGCTGATGTTTTATCTAGTACTTCTACTTCCCCCGTAAACAGAACTAAAAACGTATATGATGCAAACCAAGATAATGACTTGATAATTCAAGATATAATTTCAAATGTAAATAGTAGTTTTCAATTTAAAGAACCAACATCAGCTGCAAATTCTACCCATGTTGGAAAGTTTATTGCAACAGGTTCTTTTGTTCAATGTACTGAATTATTATTGTTAGAGTCAAATTCTCTTTTATTTACAAATAACAAAATAGTAACTGTAGAAAGTACAAATGGTGTTTCTACACCATATAAATTTGAACAAGGTAATGTATCATCAACTCCGGGATATGTAATTACAAAATCAGGTAAAGACGATTCACTTTTAGTAAATGCAGTTGAACTTGTAGGTAGATTAAATAATAAATATATTGAAGATCCATTTGTTTCAGGAACTAATACGGTTGAAACTTTGCTTGGAACGCCTGTAGATGTAAAAGTTGAATCACCAATAGGAACAATACTTGTAGAAAATGTTGGATTTACAGTTGATTATGTTGCTAATACTGTTACTATAACAGGTAGTCATTCAGCAGGTAAAATATCTTATAATTATGAAGATTTAGATTCTCTTAAAGCATTATATTTTAAAAATAATACAACAGGTGCAGCTAGTCAAACAAAGTATGGATTAAGAAATATGAGAATGTTTACTCCACAATATACAGATAAGGAAGATATGGATCAAGCATCACAAAGAATAATAGGTGACAATAGTGAGGTTCTTGAAAGATATGAAGTTAAAGCTCCTACCCATGTAAATAACATAAGAGAAAATCATAAGGTAATTGTTAAAAATTCTAAAAAGGGAATAGATACAAGTGGTGATACTACAGCATCCATAGTAAAATCAATTTCTTGGACATTTCCAAATGTAAGCACAATCATTCAACTTGGTGAACATAGATTTAACTCATTTGATTTAGATAAAAGTAATATGTCAGGAATTTCACAGGCTTCTGGTAATACATACAAAACACACAACGTTTAAAAATTTTTTCTTTTAACTTTTAATTTATTAGCCCAATCTATAAGATCAGGTGGCATAGTTAAATCTTTTAAATGTGCTTCAATTTTTTCTAATAGTTCGTTTGTTCTATCTAATTGTTCTGGTATTTTATCAATATTTTGAAACATATAAATAGTTGATCCTCTACTAATAAATAAATGTTTAGTCATGTAAAACATAAGATTGATAGACCATTTGTAGAAACAGCACATACGGAAGAAGGTCATTTTTATAAAACAGAATCAGGTAAAACTTATCCAAGCATAACAACAGTATTAAAAGTATTAGACACTAAAGAATGGTATCCG